CGCCTTCGGGTGTGTCCCGTTCCCGGCTGCGGGCGTCGGTGCGCCGCACATCCGAGATCGAAACTACTGGTGCGGTGTCGGCCTGGCCGACACCGACCACGCGCGACTGGAAGGATGGCGGGTTCCAGCCGAACGTGCCATTGAACGCGCTGCTGGGCCGCGTGGCGTGGCTGACGGGATGGGACGACTCAGCGCCGAGCATCGAGAGCTGGCGAAATTGGCAGGACTTTCTCCGGTCAGTCTCAGACAAGCAAAAGCCAACCGAGTCGGAAGATTGAGGGGATATGGAAATGCGATCGTGCCTGAACAAGCGGCCGAGTTCATCGGCGCCGTGATGGAGCTGGCATGATCGTCTCCAAAGCTCTCCGCGACAGCGCCGGCCACCACGAAGCGTATTGCACGCTACAGATTGCTGGCGTTTGTGGCGACTCCACGACCGCCAAGACGGCGGGCAATGTCCTGTGCCATTTCCGTCTGCCTGGTGATGTTGGCGGCGCACAGAAGCCCGATGACCTGACGGCCGGTTTTGGCTGCGGACCATGCCATAGGGCAATCGACAGCAACGGCACAACGCACGGGATCGAGCGATGCTCGGCCGAGTGGTACGGCTACGTCATGCGGTCGATGGTGCGAACACAGCGGTTTTGGGTGGAGAATGGGTATCTGGCTGTGAAGGGGATGAAGTGACCAAGGAACTACCAACCGAACACGTTGAGGCCGTCGCCCTGATGAAGCTGGTCAGGATGCACGAGGGCCGTTACCCGCAGCTCCGTCTCCTGTTCGCGGTACCCAACGGCGGGGCGAGGAACAAGATCGTGGCCGGCAAGCTGAAGGCCGAGGGCGTCAAGGCTGGCGTGCCGGATTACATTTTCCCGGCATCCGCCCCCGGATACATTGGCCTGGCCGTGGAGTTGAAACGCCTGGACGGCTACGCGAGCCGCGAGCAGAAGCAGTGGGTGGAGTGGCTGCGTTCGGCCGGCTGGCGCGTTGAGGTGTGCCGCGGTGCCGAGGCGGCTTGGAAGGTCATCCGCGAGTACGTCGCGAGCATGCAGCCATGAGCGGCATGCACAAGGCCCGATCTCAGCGCCTGGCAGGCTGGGCCGAGGGGCTTGGCGAGACGGGGTGCCGCGAGTTCTTGGGCGCCGCGCGCGCGAAGCTGGTCGCCGCGTCCAAGGGTAGGCGCCATTCGTCTGGAGCAGCATCCGGCCTGCAGGCACAGATGGCCGCTTGCCGGCGGTTTTTGCGTCAAATGGGAAACAGGGGCAACCGTAGTCCGGAACAGGGAAAGGAAATGAATGAGGAAGCAAGACAATCGCCCCGTGGTGATCCCGCTTGGCGAGCCGGCGGTGATAGTGGCGGCGGCACTGGTGCTGGTGGCGGCCGCAGTCGCGATCCTGACCTGGCTCGGCTGGATGCCCGGCTGAGCCTGTCGCCTGATCTGCAGGCGATGCTGGATGCGGGCCGGCAGGTGTCCCGCGCGCTGTACGAACAGACCGGCCCGCAAGGGTAGGGTATAGTTCCACCGCCCCGCCGAGTTCAATCACCGATTGGGCTGGGAAACGGCGGGGCATCTTTTCATTCGCATGCGGCTTGTCGTCTATCCACCAGGGCGCGAGCAGGACACCACCGCAACGCGCAGCGCGCGCCGGTGGAGATGCCGGTTAAATTCCGGCCGGGCCGCAATCGAATGGATGGAATGCGCAGGCTGATGCGCTACAGGAAGGGCTGGATTCAGACCCTGCTACTGCCGGTTCTTGCCAGACAAGACAGTGGCTAAATCAGTTTCATGCGGGGGATCAGCTCCCGCCCATCCAGAATGCGGGCTTGGCCGAGTGGTCAGGCTCTGGCCTTCCAAGCCAGCAACGCCGGTTCGATTCCGGCCGCCCGCTCCATGTGCTACCCTCCGCGCGATACAACCGGAGCGCCGTATGCCGACCGATTCCGCCATTCGCGGGTACGTAACAGCCGGGCTCCGGCTGATGCCTGCCAGTTACGACAGCCTCCCCGCCAAGGTCCTGATGACGGCCATCGGCCTGCAGGAGTCCCGATTCGAGCATGCCGACCAGTTGGAGAGGGGCGGGACCAACACGGTCCTGGGCCCGGCGCTGGGGTTCTACCAGTTCGAGAAGGGCGGCGGGGTCAAGGGTGTGATGGAGCATCCCTCCAGCCGGAACCTCGCGCGCGAGGTGTGCGCCCAGCTTGCGGTGCCGTGGAAGCGCACGGACGTGTGGACTGCCCTGAAGTTCAGTCCGGCTCTGGCCAGCGTCTTTGCCCGCCTGCTGCTGTACACGGACCCGCGCCCGCTGCCGGCCGCGACCGACGTTGACGGCGGCTGGGAGTACTACATCCGGAACTGGCGCCCGGGCCGCCCCCACAGAGGAACGTGGTACGCATTCCACCAGCGGGCACAGCGGATGTGGGGTGCCTGATGACCATGCGCGAGGGGGAGCGTAGGAAGCTGAACATCCTGGAGGCCCTGATCATCGCATCGCTGATCGGCCTGGGTTCCATGATCATGTCCATGCGCGACAGCATCATCGAGATGCGCGGCGCGCAGGAGAGCACGAACAAGCTGCTGACCGGTATGCAGATGCAGATGGCAGGGGTTCCTGCCCTGGCCGACCGTGTCAGCCGGGTTGAGGTCCGGGTCGAGAACCTGGAGGAAGGGCAGAAAGAACTTCGCGCAACGAGGGGTCTCAAATGAGCCTGAACAGTCGGATCGTAGGTGCAACGGGCGTGGGCGGCGCGGCGCTGTTCATCGTGCTTGCGGGTAATCTGGACGAGATGGTGGCCGGCGTCGGCGGCATCCCTGCGCTGTTCCGGGCCTTTGCCGACATCATGCCGTCCGGATCCAGTGCCGTGGGGCTGGCCTTCGCGGTGTCGATCGCTTCGTGGCAGGCCGCGCTGCGGTACCTGCTGCCGGACAAGGCGGGCAAGCCGGCCGACTTCGCCGCCGAGACCCTGGCCATCGTGTCGTCCATCTGCGTGACGGTGGGCATGGCCTGGGGTTCGGACGCCAAGACCCTGTTGGTCGCGGTGGCGCTGGGCTTCATCGCCGGCAACGCGGGCCCGTGGGTGGCCAAGGGCGTGCGGTCGCTGTGGATCGCTTCCACGAGGCCGGCGCCGTGAGCTGGGTCCCCGACCCGATCCGTCCCTACCTGAGCCTGGTCAAGCTGGGCCTGCTGGCCGCGCTGCTGGGGGCGTCAATGCTGGGCGGGTGCCGCTGGCAGGCGAGCCGGGACGCGGACAAGCTGGCCGCCAAGGACGCGGTGATCGCCGAGCGCGACACGGCGCTGCGGGCCGCGGCTGACGCGCTGCGCGGCGCCGGCGAGGCGATCCGCAAGGTCAATGCCCAGGCCGAGGCCAACGTGCTGGCGGCCATGGAGCAGGCGCGCCGCGGGGCAGATGCAGCCGCTGCAGCCCGTCGTGACGCCGAGAAAACGGCCGGGCGTGTAGCCTCGTTGGAGCGCGAACTGGAACGGGAGAAAACGACATGCACGGACGGACGAGCTCGCATTTGCGGAATCCCTCTCCGATGAGCCGCCTGCTGATCATCCTGGCGGTGACCCTGCTTCCGGCGTGCGCGAGCCGACAGCCGGTATTGCCGAAAGTGCCGGAAACGGTCACAGTTGTCGTTGAGAAGTATGTCACGGTGCCGGAAGAGTTGACCGAGGCGTGTCCACTGTACGAGCCCAAAGAGAACACATATTTCGAGGCCAAGAGATTGGCGCTACTGAGGCGAGAATCGCTTGAAGCCTGCAACCGTAAGCTGGCGCAGATCCGCGCCTTGTCGGGAGAGAAGCCATGACCGCATCCGATTCGTTCCGCGCCACGATCCTGTTCTCCGTGCTCGCACTGGGCGGCCTGCTGCTGGGCAACCTGGCCGCCGCCATCGCTGGCGGTAGAGGCTGGGCCACGCTGGGCGTCATGGCCTCGCTGGTGGCGATCGGCGCGGCCTACGGCTGCCAGTTGATGACCACAAACGGCCTGACGCTGGACGAGGGTGCCGCGCAAGTCACCAACCAGACCGACCTGCAGACCGTCCGCGAGGCGGCCGCGCAGTTGCACCAATGGGCGCGAACGCTGCAGCTCGTCAGCCTTGTCGCCGCGGCCGTCGCCGGTCTCGCGCTGGTGATGGCGCTGTGAAAGGCCGCCGCATCCGGTTTGACCGCTTCATGCCGCTGGCCGTTCTGGCGCGCAACGCCGAGGAGGGCCGGGCCTACGCCGCGGCCAACCCGACGGACGCCGCCGTCACGTTCGTGGCCACCGATGACCCGGAGCCTATGCTCAAGATGCCCGCCAAGTCCTTCGCCTACACCATCGCCTCGCCGCCGACCCTGGCGGTTTGGGCTGCTGCCGTCGAGCGCGGCGTTCCGTTGGGAGATCTGAAATGATGACCGAACGCCAAGCCGACCAAGCATGGGTTGAGGCTGACCGCGAGCGGAAGCTGGCGGCGGCGAATCGAAGCATAGGCCCGTCGCTCACGCACGTCCGCAAGATCGGCGGGCCGTGGCGGGCGCTCGGGCAGATTGTGGACCCGACTGTAGCCTTGCGCGACTCCATCGTGGCGCCGGACGGCTCCGTTCCGCCCATCTCCACCGAGTCGAACCCGTTCTGGAGGAGGGGTCATGACTGAGCAGATCGAAGCAACCGCCGACTTCGGCCACCGCCCCCGCCGGCTGGTGACGAACTGGGGCACCTGGGAGGTTCGCCTTCCGGTGGCCGGACTGGTGACCATGAAGCTGACCCGGGACGAGCAGACCGGAACCATCACGCCTTCGGCCCATGATGGCCAGGGCAACGCGATCGAGGCCGAGTTCGTCCGGCTGGATGGCGATGGGGGTGTGCAGTGAGCGACATGGACCAGAACATGCACACCCCGAGCGCTGGGGTGGCCAAGACCCTGAAGTGGATGAACCGCCTCGGCTTCGGCTTGGTCATCCTCGTGTGGGGCGCCATGATCATTTCCCCGCTGTGGGAGAGGGTGGTGGGGTGATGGCGGACAAGATCGCCCAGCCGGACGACGAACTGAGCGACTGGCTGCTCGGGAACGACAACGGGCAAAAGCCCATCCTGAGCCTGTGGACGGCCTACACCGACTACAACCCGGACACGCCGATGACCCGGCGCATGTTCGATGCCGCCGTTCAAGAGCATAGGGCAACCCGCAAGCCCGTCCGGGGAGCAGGAAGGCCGAGCATCTTCAGTCAGGAGACCATCGACTACATCTGCCAGGAGCTGGCCAAGGGCAGTTTCCTGACCGAGATATGCAGGGGCGATGCTGTGCTGGCCACGCGCGCCGACCCGCTGAACGACCTCCATACGCGACCGGATGTTATGCCGGCGCCGCGAACCGTTCACGAATGGGAGGAGAAGGACGACAAGATTTCCGCAGCGCTCGCACGCGCGAGAGAGATTGGCGAGGCCGCGCTTATCCAGGAGGGCCGGGCCATTGCGGACAATGCGTCCGAGGATTGGACGACGGACGCTGACGGCAACAAGGTCCTCAACCGCGAGCACGTCCAGCGGTCCAAGCTGCGCATCGAGACCCGGCTGAAGCTGGCGGCCGTGATGAATCCGAGGCGGTGGGGCAACTACCAGCGTGTTGACCATGACGTGATCGGCACGCTGGCGGACGACCTGAACGCCGCCAGGGATAGGGCGAAGGCGGCCGGCAGTGCAGACGAACCGCAAGGCTGACTACGAGGCGAGGCTGCGCTCGGACATCGGGGCCTTCCACGACGACCCGCTGGGCTATGCGCTGTACAACTTCCCGTGGGGCGTGAGGGGCACGCCGCTGGAGAAGCACAAGGGGCCGCGCGCTTGGCAGCGTCGGCGCATGATCAAGATGCGCGACGCCCTGCGCTCTGGGGCAGTCAGCAAGGGCGAGGTGCTGCGCCATTCGGTCGCCTCCGGCCACGGCATCGGCAAGTCCGCGTTCTTCGCCATGATCATCATGTGGGCGATGGACACGGCCGTCGACACGCGCGGCGTGGTCACGGCGAACACCGAGACGCAGTTGCGCACGAAGACGTGGGCCGAACTGTCCAAGTGGCACGGCATGGCGCTGACGCGACACTGGACGACCTGCGCGGCCACCTCGATTCACAGCAACCTGCCCAAGCATGAGAAGACCTGGCGCATTGATGCGGTGCCCTGGTCGGAGCAGAACACCGAGGCCTTCGCCGGCCTGCACAACGAGGGCAAGCGGCTCGTGCTGATCTTCGACGAGGCGTCCGCCATTGCCGACAAGGTGTGGGAGGTCGCGCAGGGCGCGCTGACCGACAAGGACACCGAGATTTTCTGGTTCGCCTTCGGCAACGCCACGCGCGCCACCGGCCGCTTCCGTGAGTGTTTCCGCAAGGAAAAGGCTAACTGGGACCACGAGCAGATCGACAGCCGCACCGTGGAAGGCATCAACCTGGTCGAGATCCAGAAGCTGGTGGACACCCACGGCGAGGACTCCGACATCGTCAAGGTCCGCGTCCGAGGAGTGTTCCCCGTGCTATCCGCCAAGCAGTTCATCTCCGAGAAGGATGTCGACGCCGCGTTCGGCCGGCACCTGAAGCCCGAGCAGTACGAATGGGCGCCCAAGATCATCACCTGTGACCCGGCATGGTCAGGGGACGACCCGCTGGTGATCGGCATGCGGCAGGGCCTGCGGTTCCAGGTGCTGCACACCATGGCCAAGAACGACGACGACGTGGCCGTGGCCAACATCATCGCCCGGCTGGAGGACCAGCACTTGGCGGACGCCGTGTTCATCGACTTCGGGTACGGCACGGGCATCGCGTCCATCGGCCGCTCGCTTGGTCGCGACTGGCGTCTGGTCAACTTCGGCGACGCTGGGCTGGATCCGGGCGACCTGAACATGCGCGCGTCGATATGGCGCCTGATGCGGGACTGGCTGAAGCAGGGCGGTTCGATCGAGGAGGACCAGGAACTGCGCGACGAGCTGCTGGGGATCGAGACCAAGCCGAGGCTGGACGGCAAGCTGCAACTTGAATCCAAGGAGGAAATGAAGCGCCGCGGCCTACCAAGCCCGAACAAGGCCGACAGCTTGGCCATCTCGTTTGCCTACCCGGTGCAGGCCAAGCCGAGGCATATAGACGGAACACTGGCCGCTGTTGCACACTTAGACCGTTATGGCGGTCCCAGCCGGGACGCCGAGGTCTACAATCCGATGGGATAGGAGGTGTGCCATCTGTACTTCCAAACCAAAATCGCCCGCCCCCATCCCCAACGCCCCCGTGGCCATGCCAACGTCGATCGACGACGAGGTGATCGGCGCCCAGCGTGAGTCGCTGCGCCGCCGCCGCGGCGCCTACGGCCGGCAGCAGACCATCCTGGCCGGGGCGATGGGCGCAGGACAGCCGCCGACCATGCCCACGAAGATGGCCTTGGGGACCTGAAAATGTGCAGCTCGCGCCAGATCATCGACCCAGGAAACCTGCTCTTCAACCCGAAGACCAGCAAGTACGCCGACCCGTTTGGCCTGACCAAGACCGCTATCGGTGACCCGACGGGCCGCATTCGTAAGGAACACGCGGCGGTCAAACGCGAGAACATGCCGGCCAACCCGGGCACGATCCTCGGCTGGCAGAACATCAACGGCAACTTCCGCCCGAACAACGGCTCCACGGTAGGGGTCTGAGCATGGAAATGGCGCAGGCAATGCCTGGCAGGATCCCGGTCAAGACGAACGGGGAGTCCGAGACCTACAAGCTGCGCCGGTACGCCGAGTCGCGGAAGAACGCGCTACAGATGGAACTGGAGCAGTGGAAGACCGACTGCCAGCAGGTGGCCCGCTACGTCGACCCTGCGCGTGGCCGCTGGGACACCGAGAACAGCAGCCAGACCACGGCGCAGACGCCGAGCAAGCGCAGCCGCAAGGACATCATCAACAGCACGGCCACGACCTGCGTGCGCGTGGCGGCGGCCGGCTTCTCCTCGCACATGACCAGCAAGTCGCGGCCGTGGTTCCAGGTGGACGCCTCGGAGCCTGGCCTGCGCGACCAGTACGACGTGCGCGTGTGGTCCGGCGAGGTCACCGACCAGCTCCGTGACACGCTGGCCAAGTCGAACTTCTACAAGGCCATTCCCATGGCCTACACCGAGGATGTGATGTTCGGCATCGCCGCGATGCTGATGCCCGAGCATCCGGACGAGATCGTCACCTTCCACACGCTGACCTATGGCACGTTCGCCATTGGGCTGAACGAGTTCGGCGAGGTCGACACGCTGTACCGGTGGTTCCGCAAGACGGCGCGGCAGATCAAGCAGGAGTACGGCGAGGATGTGCTGCCTGACAACGTCAAGCAGGCGCTGACCAACAACAAGCCGGACACCTATTTCACCCTGCACGCGCTGATCGAGCGCAACCCGGACGAGAAGCCGGGCATGG